CCTGCCTGATCACATAACCAATCGTATGCCATATCAATATCAGCACCGGTCTCCATTACAAACCCTTGGAGACCACGAAGACCAGAGATAAAAGCAGAGTTGTTCAAAAGCATCGGGTTAATCTTGTTCATACTATAGAGGACATTTGGAGGTTACTAACAATAATCATATATCAATAGTGAGATTCAGAGTCAGTTACAATTGAAAGATAGTGATAGATTCTCTTATAACATTTTTGATTCATATCTTCATCTTCACCAATGAATTCATAACAATAACGAAGACGATTATATGGGTCTTCTAAATGTTTTTGGATTTCAGTTTGATTCATGAGTAGTGATTAGCGAGAGAGATCAGATTAGATTCTTCAACAACACTTGAGAGGGGAGTTGTTGCCCACTTGTGAAAGGTCTTACCCTCATCACCTTCGTTCATAATATCCTCAATCAGATTACCTGTTATAGTAACAACGTAGGAACCCACATAGGGTGCTTGGTAGTGTTCAGAGAGGATTGAGATCGCTTGAGTAGTATTCATACTATAGGCGACGTTTAGAGGTTACTAACAATATTACAACGTTCTTTGGCAATCTGTGTATAATCTTCTGACAGATCTATGCCAACAAACTCTCTATCATTATTGATACATCCAACGCCTGTTGTACCTGAACCACAGAAAGGATCAAGGACTTGTCCACCAATAGGACTGTAAATCTTGACGAGATACTCCATCAAACTCACAGGTTTTACGGTAGGATGGTTGTTATCTTCTCCCTTCTCTTTACGGGTTGCGCGTGGAGCATAGAAGTATTTCTGATGCTCTGATTGTACCTCACCAATGATGTTTGATGGATACCTACCAGCAGGATTTGCGTCCTTTGTGCCATACTCAGCCATACTCAGCACCCGTACCTTTGGTATTACCTTCCTTGCCAAATGTACGACGCTTGGCACCACCAGCAACCCAACCTTTTGGAGGTTCTTTATCCCATGGCACACGGGTATTCTCTACATCAATGATGCCACATCCCCACTGCTCAAAGTTACTTTGTAGAGAACCTTTGTATGGTTTTTGTGCCACTACAATTGGTTCATGAGCAGGTTTTAATCTGTTATGTTTAGGCATCTTTGTGGTAGTCATCCACATAATCTGGTCTTTAATAATAAAACCAGCATCCTCCACATTCACCGCCATACGATGATACAATTCAGGAGAACAGAAAGATAACAAGAATGCACCCGGTCGCAAAGTTCTGTAAACCTCACGCCAGATCTCTACAGTGGGAACAGCATAATCCCATTCNTNTCCCGCAATNNNCATCCCATATGGAGGNTCAGTGATACAAGCATGAAAGAGATTCTCATCATAAGTGGAGAGAACCTCTTGACAATTACCAGCAGTGATTGAGAACATTGGATTCACAGATTTGGCGTTCAGAGTGTTTGAAATAGTCTTTCTTTCCAGCACCACTTTGAGTATACATGTTTCTGATATAAAAGTCAAATCCGCGTGAATCTTCTTGCCATTCTTCTTCCATCTGATACATTTTGAGAACTGCGTTAAGTTCTTCAGTCAGATTAGCAAACTGTTGGCGTTTCTTATCGCTGACAACATCATCAGCAAAGAATATCGTAGTCTCATCATATTTGGCACTAGAGAAGATGTAAACTACACCTTTCTTTGGTAAACCACCATTATAGGTGGGAAATGTTTGCTTGCTTGACTTACATTCAATGTCAACAGTCTTACCATCCTCCAATGTTACCCTGAAATCAGGACTGTTTTGGATTCCATTAGGTTGTGCTTCGTATTGAATGTTATGTTTGATCAACAAGTCTTCAACCTGTTGTTCATGAAGAGGGTTATCTTGACTGTTGGATTTATATCCAAGAGTCAAAACATCTTGAAAGAATTGTTTCATAGAATCTCGGACTTGGTTGCCCGTTGATGCTTACACTATAGGGGACATTTAGAGGTTACTAACAATAATTACATGAACTTACTGTTGGTAAAGTTAGCATAACTGAACTCCTCACGGTTGACAAGTTTGATGGCATTTGATAGCGTCCAATATACAAAACCCTCACCGACAGTTTGTTTACCACTAGGCAGGAATGTATCAAAATCAGAGTATACAATCATATCTTCAATCATCTCTTGCTTGAGTTCAATAATCCACAAATATAGGTTGGCAAGGTAATTACAACGCAAGATAGTTGTCAGAATCTCATCATCAAGTTTGTAACCAGATGCGATCAGTTGATTGATTGCTTGCTTGGCACGATTTGCCTGCTGTGGTGTCAAGAACTTGACCATGCTACTGTCAATCTTTGGAGCATCATCATCGCGATGAATACGATCAACAGATGGCATTACAAATTTGATATGTTTTGTATCGTCAAAACATTCACGCAGTGGCAAAGCAACAGCATCACAAAGTTCACCATCAACATAATACTTTGTATGTGGTGCGATGACAAGTTTCTGGTCAATCTTCTCGGGGAAGACATAAGTTAAGGTATTGTTGGCAAATTCACTCTTACGACCAAAACCAATGAAATCACCTTGATACACACCTTCCGTGCGGGGAAGATACTTAAGCATCAAATATAGCAGGTCAGCAACATCTTCTTGATGACCAAAATGCTGATGAATATCATCAACTGTATAGCATAGACGAATCTTTTTCTTGTTGAATGCTGCTTTAGTACATACAAAGAACTTACCCTGATATGTGCCCCAAACAATAGCGGGAGCACCATCCATTTTCAAACCAATGTGAAAAGCAGAACCATAAAGGTCATCAAAAATAGAAAGATCACCAGTGAGAATGGTGTCTTCTGGATGTTCGAGGTGTGTGTTTGCCATACTATAGAAGACGTTTGGGGGTTACTAACAATAATACTTTAAAATCCTCGTGAGGAAAGTTCATTTTCTATCACTTGTTCAATTATTTCAACCACATAAGAATGATCTTCCATATTGATTGCTTCCATAATCATTTTAGCATCATTTGGTGGAACTTTCTCTAAATTTGTAGATTCTTCACCTTCTGTCATAAGGTCATCATTTGTGACAATCCAAGCAGCACATGGTGCTTTAGCACCTAACTTTGTAGAGAGAGAATTGACGTAAGTTTGTAACTCCCCCAATGATTTAATCTTTTTCATTTGTTTTTACGAGATCGCTTGTGTTTATCTATAAAGTTTATTGCTGATTGTCTGTTTCTACACACTTTAAGCACGTTTGCTTGATGAACAATAGCGAGTTTAGTTGTGCTGTTAGAAATGGGCACTGCCGCATACATCATAGGGTCATCATAGTTTCCAACGATGAATCCCTCCTCATATGGTTTAGCATCAAGCAAACTTACCCTAGTATATGTTATCTTCATCGGCGCACCACAGAATCAAGAACCTCACCTTTCTCAAACACGATGTCAACAACACGCTGTAATGCGCGTTCAGTGGCAACACCAACGTTTGAATATACAGGAACGCAAAGCATACCATAGGACTTGGAATCACCACCCTTACGGAGCACACGACCCACAGTCTGTGTCATTTCAATCACATCCATGTTGCGAAGGAAAATAACTGCCTCAAGTTCTGATACGTTGATACCTTCAGCAAGGATTGAACGGTGAAGTACAATAAACTTACGATCAGGATCTTTACCCCAACTGTTTAGAATATCAAAGAAATGCTCACGGGATACTTTCTTGCCATTGATGACAGCACCAGTCTTGGAAGTGATGTAAAGATAATCATATCCACGCTGCTCAAGTTCATAAGCAAAATCAGTCTGAAAGAGATTGATAAGTTGCTGGGTTGTTCTCACTGCCACCAAAATCTTCTTGATGCTGATGTCATCAATAGTCTTGAGGATATTACTAGAATCAGTGAGAGGACTGATGGACTTGACAGGCATTTTTGCCATGTCAATAACTTTCACTTTAGGGGGCAAAATGAAACCACCATCAACAAGTTTAGGGGCAGAAACACGCGAGATGATTTGACCATAAACGTCAGCATTGTTCATGCCTGGTTTGTTAGGAGTGACAGAAGTCTTGCGGGTCGCTGTAAAATAGTAGCAACGATCTGCTTTCTTGCTGTAATGCTCAACAGAGGGATAGCAATGACGCTGAACAGAATTGTGTGCCTCGTCAAAATAGATTGTATCAACAGAAATACCTGCCTCAACAATACGATGGAGCGAATGGTATGTGGTGAAGATGATAACATGCTCACGCACTGTCTGACACATATCAACAAACAGTTTGATACGTTCTGACTTGGTAGTTCTGAAATGCTTTGTCTCTCCACTGTGAACATGAAGAGGGTTAGCATTAGTCACATGCTCAAGAAACTCCGAAGAGAGTTGTTCTGCNAGCAAAATACGAGGACAAACAACTACAATAGTGCGAGGAACATTGACCTCAAAACGACGCACAGCGTCCATGATTGCGACCAATGTCTTACCACCACCAGTGGGNAAGATACACTGACCNATAGANTTNACTTTAAGGGCGTTGAGTGCTTCTTGCTGATGAGGGCGAAGAGTAACGGTCATCAAATTGGGTTGCTGTATAATAGAGGACATTTGGAGGTAACTAACAATATCACAGTGGAAGTTTGCCGACGTTGATGCGACTTGCTGCTTTATCAAAATATTCTTTTTCTCGTTCAATACCAATAAACTTTCTGTCTTCCATATTTGCTGCTATTCCAGTTGTTCCGGCACCCATACATGGGTCAAGTATAGTATCACCAGGGTTTGAATATGTTCGCACTAACCATCTATAAAGTTCAACAGGTTTCTGTGTAGGATGAAACTTACCCTCACTTTCTGCTGTCTTAAAGTATATCACACTTCTAGGATAACGTGTTCCCTCTTCATTTTTGACGTGAACTGCTTTAGTTTGTTTACCATATTGTTCGCAGTCTCGTAATGCTTTACCCTTATCATATGGGTCACCCGATGTCATCTGTGGATTGTAAGTTGGTTGTTTTTTATAGAAAACTACAATATCCTCATGTGCTCTCATCGGTTGCTTTTTAGCATTTAAGTAACCAGTTGCCTTACTCTTTTCCCATACTAAATTATACTTAAAATCTCTGTAGTTTGTAGAAATCAATACAGATGTGAATGGTTGTGCTGCTGTTGATATAATCGCACAATTTGGTTTACAAATTACATCAACAATCTCCCAGAATCTATCATAATCGATGATACGATCCCACTGATTGCGAGACTTGTTTAATGTCCCATAGGGAAAATCTGTCAACAGAAGATCAATGCTCTGGGGTTCAAGATTACCCAGAACATTGAACATATCATCATTATACAGCATCACTTATTCAACCATTCCACAAATTGATTATACGCCATCGTGTCAAGTTTGAAATCTTCACGATACTCTTCTCTGTAGATAGAGCGAGAAGATGAACGCTTACGAGAAGGATTAACAAAAAAGATCTTTACTTCCTTACCTGTAATCTTCTTGAAGAAAGCAGGATAGTAGGCAAAAGCATCCTTCCCACAGGCATTTTGTCCAGCGAAGATTGCGTACTCTACATTGTCAGGAACATCAGGAGATTGATCCAGTTCAATGAAGTCCATCACAGCACGTTTGAGATAGCAAGCATCCAAATAACATTTAGATTCGACTGCTTTCGTCATCACACCGTTGCGATAGATGTGTTTATCCACCTGAAGATTCTTCAGGCAAGTACCACTAACCTCCTCGGTGCGTTTGTAATCATTTCTGCGGGCATCTAGTCCCAATTTATCACAAGTTCTCGCAATCAAGTTCTCATAAACTAGACCAGATGCTGACCGAGCAGCACCACCACCCAACTCAAAATGAGTCTGGGGAAGTTTATCAACTTCGGTCTCGTACTGTTTGATGATGTTAAGTAAACTCATGATAAAAAAAGAGATGGGGACATTTAGTGATTACTAATATATCACTCAATGCGAGTAATTACCATGCAGGTTTCACCTGTTTCTTTCAATTCCTGTTTTTGATAAGAAACCTTGAAACCTTCATGTGCCAATACACCTGGCACAGGTGGGTGATAGTGTGATTCAGGATTCTCCAACGGAATATAAAAGAACATACCGGGTTCCATGTTATACCAAGGATACTTAAGTTTCCCCCCTCTACCTACAGGAGGTTCAAACATGGCGTCGTTATCTTCAACATTGAACAGATCAAAAGCGGACATGATGATAATGGAGTGAGTTTAGTGAGTGTGAATCAGGCGGCAGATTCTTCTGCTGTTGTTGATGCTTTGCCTACGTTAGATGGACCCTTCCAAACTAAACCATTTTCTTGCCAATGTGCGATAAATGCGCGACGAAGTTCAGTCAATTCAGTATAACGCGACTGCTGTTCTTTTGTCAAATTAAAGTTATTATCTCTCCACACTTTGCGGAGTTCTTGGAGTTCACGAAGGATGGTGGATGAGTTGTTCATAATGTGGTTGCTTACAGTATAGTGGACATTTGGAGGTTACTAACAATAATTACCCGTGATTTTCCATAAATTCATCAAGAGTGTAACCTTCTCCGGTTGATGTTTCTTCAATCAATTGTTCTACTGTAAGTGATTCCATTTCCTTACGATATTCTTCTGGAGTTAGATCTTCTGGATCGTAGTCATCGTGGCAGAGGTAATCCCACTCATGAACAAGGGCATCAATTAATTGTTCTTTAGTGTAGTTCATGATTCCTCACAACTAATAGAACGATAATCACTAATGATACGCCTTAAGTCCTCTGCTGCTCCAATCATTGCGGAGCGAGAGTATCCAGTAGCATAAGGATAACTCTGCTCACTATTATCAGCAGCAGAATCTACTTTATAGCATACATTTACAGCATCATATAGTCTTTCAACTATACTTTCAAGTTGAGTGTCAAGATTCATAGAATCAAGCAATGTCTACACCATAGAAGACATTTCAAGGTTACTAACTTTAATTACCAGGCAATCTCTTCTGTGATGGTGATATTTTCTTATCACCTGAACCGAGATAACCTGCTCTCTTTTTACCAAGAACAGTGACTCTTACTGGTTCAATTCCTGACTGTTGTGCTGGTTTAGTCTCTTTTTTCTTGGTGATAGCACTTGAACCACCTGCTAATCTCTTCTTAATATCACCACGCTGTGCCATTCCTAACATAGGACGTGATTTAGCAGCAGTTTTTGCTGCTGTCTTAACAACATCAGAGGTTGTTCTCTTTGCTAATGCTCCACCCTTTTCAGGTTTAGGTGTTGCTTCTTTATTCTTATTTCTATATGGTTGTGGTTTACGCTTTTGTTCAGATCCTGCTGTATTCTTACCAGCATTCTTGATGCTTTGAACAGCATTTTTAGCAGCACCTTTTAAGGCAGAACCCATACCAGTGCTGGGTCTCTTTGTAAAAGATTTAGATGACCCACCTTCAGTGCCTGATGTAGAATAATCACCCACACCTTGTGGACCTTCTAATAGAAAATCTTGAAATGTTTTCATGTTAGGTGCTCATGCGTTTGTGAACTCTACCCATGATTTTAGTTCTACCTTTGGCGTCAGGATTTGTGCCTGTTTCTTTCTTATATTTGTCAGTCTCTTGATTCTTCATAATACCGCGCAACATCGTTTCGCCCTTACGTTGCTGCTTCATTCTCTCTTGACGAGTCATACCAGATGCTTTTGCTGGTTTATAATCAGGAGAGGCAGATTTAGTCTCTTTCTTTTTCAGGAGTTTAGATGCTTCTTTACTAGCATCCTTTGAAGATGTAGTGGTCTTCTTTACTTCACCACCAGATTTTCTTGCCGCTATTCTTGCCTGTGCTGCTTTCTTTCTCTCTTCTTTTGCTTTATCAGCATAAGATTGTTTTACTTCTGCTGACCCTCTTTCTTTCGTTGGTTGTTGCTCACGGGCAGATCTTGCTTGTGTCTTACCTACATCTTTTCTAGTCTTATATTCACCAACAGAGGAAGATTGACCACCACCAGTTGCTTTCACTCTAGGTTTTACACCAGGACGACGACGCGATGCTGTATCTCTCTTGGGTTCTTTACGTCCACCCTCACCAGTTTGTTTAATTTGAGATCTTCCCTGAATCTCTGGATCGTATGTTGCTTCAGCGATAAATTGACTAAATGTTTTCATCCTTCTACCACCGTAGCGCCTTGGAACCCACCATTTTTGCCATCAGGATTCACTAGCAAGGCATCTGCCTCTGCTTTTGTGTCATAATTCATTCTACCCACTGATTCATCACTCCAGCGGTTCCCACCATGATAATAGACAGTGCGTCCGTCTAATCTTGCTGATCTAGTAATATAAAATGCCATAGCAGGGAGAACTAATATATTTTATTTAGTCTCCCTGACTAATTTAGTTCACCACCTATCAGGTGTGTTTAGATCTTCAACATAAGCATTGACTTTTTCAGATCCTTGAATATCAAGAACTTTATCCCAATCAATGTTATGAGGTTGAAAGTCATCCATCACATCTAATTCTAGAGTGACGCGATACTTTGCTTTTTGAGGCATGTAAGCGAAAGGCATGGTGAACTCCTGAACTACTTTAACAATATAGTACGAAATCCACCCGCAGTCAAGGGGTGGTGGTCAGTTGTTTGACCGGACAGTGAATGTATTTAGTGTCATAGAATAGGTTTTTAACATTTCCTGACACAATGAATAGATTAGTGATGACTAATTGTGTCATGATAAGTGTGCGGATAATGGCAATTTTATCCGCCTCCTTTACATCTCTACCCTCTTTCTGACCTAGTGCCTTTGCCCACAGTCTCCACATTGGATAATTTAGTTCTTAATAAATCCCTTATCTAGTAGGAATTGTTTAGTCAATGGAGTAGGATTATATTGCTCCCACATCGCACCAGTTTTACACGCTTTGAGAGCATCAACTGTCATACCTTCCACTCTACCTGTCCACATTGCCTCTTGTTCCCAAGGTAGTGCTGATTTAGGATAGGTATCTTTTGCCATATCTTTCCACAATTGTGGGATCTTCTTATCATCAAATACTACAGCAATATATGTGTTCTTAATATCACCTGCCATACAATCTTGTGCCATGTGCCATCCCTCATGACGCATAACTGACATTAAAGTGCTTTCCTTTTTCATGAAAGCATCATTCAAGTAGAAATGATTACTTACTGTGTGGTATACTCCACGGTGTCCTACTGGAAAATATTCTTGTGGTGCTAGATATACTTTTGAATCTACATCATTGATAAGTTTGAGTAGTGTAGAAAACTCTGAACTTACATTGAATGTCTTACCGTAATAGTCTTCAAGCGTTTTGATGGAAGTAATCTCCACAACACCATCTTTACATTCCTGTAAAAGGAGACAACCCATTGAGTGAGATGAAAAATACTCATCAGGAAAAGTAAGTGGGTTCGATTGAAAATCATTTGCTAATGTAGGTGTACTTAAACTAACAGATGCTGCTAGTGCCAATAATAACTTTCTCATTGTTCCATTGATAAATTTCTGCTTCTTATGTATTCAATTTGATGCCAGTACCAGTTATGACATACAATTAAAGTGTGAATCTTTTTGTGTTTTTCTTCTTTTGTATACTGACACTTAGGTTTATCTTTTACACCAACTTCAATTGTGATATAATCATCATCAACAAAGTATACCCACCCCTCGTCTATTAAACCAGTAGAACGAGTCCATCTTACATAATCATCAATCTTTGGAGTATGATATTCAAACTTTAGTTTCTCCTTACGAGTCTCCATCATCACCATCACTAATACTGGGCAATCCAATAAATGACATGGTTTCTTGCTGTTTAAAGTATAGTTTGACATAGCACCGCAGTGCGTCTTTTAACACTTCAATATCATTACAACCCTCAATATCTCTTGATATCTTTTCGTAAGCAAATGATTTAGAGGGTGTTGATAAAGATATAGTTGATGGATCTAGTTCTTTCATAAAAATGCTTTCTCTAGGGGTGTTAGATTTAACTGCATGGCAGTATATACCCTAGTATCATTTATATCTACTTGAGCACCTACCTTA